AGTAATTAAGACTGATAAGAAGATTATTCGGAAAGGTAAACTTAAAATATTTCAAGTTAAACAGCATTATGCAAGATTAACTTTAGAGGATGGCGAACGGACCCGTATATATGAAGTACCTTACCCCTATGATATTAGTAAAGAAGGTACTGTAACAACTCTTAACTACAAGACTAAGATATTTTTAAATATACAAGATTTAGATTTACAGGTTAAGTTGTTAGATTCATCTAAGAAGTCAAAACTGTATGATGAATTAGTTTACATTCTACCGCTAAGAGACGTTGATTAATATAGTTAGTAGACTACAATTAGTTTAGTGATATCTAGACTACTACAAAAATTTCCAGAAGGTTATGATCCTAACCCTTCACAAGTAAAGCTTCTCAAGAATATAGATGATGCTTTTGATAATGGACATAAGTTTGTTATTTGTAACGCGCCGACAGGTTCAGGTAAATCGTTTGTATCTAAGACCTTAGGTAACGCGTCCGATAGTAGTAGTAAAGAGTTTAGAGATATTGTTACTAGCTACTTAGCATACAAGCGTTCTTCTACTGGGTACAATTATGAAGAAGATTGTGATAACGAGAGAGCGTTTGGGACAACAGCGTTAACCATAACAAAAGCACTACAAGATCAATATAAGGAATTGTTTGATGATGTAGAAGTCTTGAAAGGTAAGTCTAATTATCAGTGCGCTATTGATGATCGATACCCAGTAGATATTGCACCATGTTTACATGCGCCTAGTCTAAAACGTCAGTGTTGGGCTGAGTGTAAGTGTCCATATTATGAGCAGCGAAATAAGACTTTAGTGTCAAAGTTCAATACTCTTAACTATAATATGTTCTTTGCTTTACCTGATCATCTTAAGAAGAGGCAGTTTCTAATATGTGATGAAGCATCTGAGCTTGAAGATCAGCTTGTTAAAGAGTTTACATGTGTAATTGACTATGACTTTTTGAGTAGATTGGATGTTGATATTAAGCCATATATGAGTAATAACTCTGCTGTTAAATGGTTAAGTGGAGTTGCTGTTGATATTACAGATAAGATTGAGGATTTAAAGGATATTATTGCTAATAAGAAGAGTAAGAATCAGAAAGCTATTCAAGATCTTACTTCAATGATGACACGTTTGATCAATATTCATAGTAAAGTTGAGCTAGTTATTGATTCATGGGATGAGTCAGAGTATGTATTTGAAAAGGACAGACAGTCAATTACTTTTATGCCTCTAAAAGTTGATAAGCTTGCTCATAGATTATTCGAGTTTGCTGATAAGGTTATCCTAATGTCAGCTACTATTATTGACCCGGATAACTTTTGCAAAAGTCTTGGTATTACAGATTACAAATATGTTGAAGCTGAGTCAAGTTTCGATCCTAAGAAAGCTCCTATCATATGTAACCCTAAATATAAGCTTAACTACCATACAATGGATAAGTACTTACCAAGGATTATTAAACAGATTGGTGAGATATGTGAGCATCATAAGAGTGATAAAGGTATTATTCACTCACAAAACAACTCAATTACTCTTAAGATATCAAATATTTTGCATGATAGTAGATTTTTATATCGTGAACCGGGTGTTAGAAATGAAGAGATTCTAGAAGCTCATATGACAGATCCAGATCCTACTGTATTAGTATCACCTTCAATGTCATATGGAGTGGACCTAAAGGGTGATCTTGCAAAGTTTCAAATAATTGTTAAAGCTCCCTTCTTACCTACTAAAGATGTTCGTATTGAACGAATGATGAAAAATGATTTCGATTGGTATCAGAATAAAATGTTATGTTCCTTAATTCAATCATGCGGTAGAGGTGTGAGATCGAAAAAAGATGAATGTATTACGTATATTCTTGACGGTACTATTGTAAATGCCATATTAAAGTCTAAGCATAAGCTACCAAAATACTTTGTAGACAGGTTTGTTTAATTAAATAATAGTAGCTTTGAAGAATTATACGTACAATTTTGAAATAAAAAATTTACTTACTCAGTTTACTGCTGCGTTTGATGATACTGTTATCAAGCGTTATGATAAAAATGGTAATGCGCGACAAAATGTCGAGGTAAGATATGTTTTTGCTCCTAAGCAACGTATCATGTATGATATAGTTAATAAAGCTCAAAATCTAACACTACCAGTGGTTTCAATTGATTTAGCATCTATATCATATGATAATGATAGAGTCTTTAATAAGTTGAATAACTTTGAAAACTATCAAAGTAGTAATACTGCCACGGCAATTAGAACTCCTGTACCGGTTAATTTGCAAGTTAATATGTCCATAATGTGTCGGTATATGCAAGACATGGAGCAGATAGTATCTAACTTTGTCCCCTACACTAACCCGTATATTGTTCTCGCATGGGAGGAACCTACATCGTTATCTGGAGCACCGGTGGAAATACGAACGGAAGTTTTATGGGATCAAAATATTACCTTAAATAATCCTACTGAAACTACATATAGTGAAAAGTTTAGAGTTGTTGGTGATACTTCTTTTACAATTAAAGGTTGGTTATTTAGGAATAAAAATGAAATCTCAAGCCCGATATACTTTATTGAGCAAAATTTTGTCAATGTAGATAGTAGGTTCAACTTTCAACAACCTTTATCGTCTCTTGATTATGATAACTTCTTTACTAATTTATCGAGTGTTGCAGAAACTGAAACAATAAATCTTTCCGGTATACCAGAGTTAACTAACATATATTTTAATACTTCTGGTACTAACGTTATAGAAACTAACGGTGATCCAGTAACTATAGCAAAGACCGCTTCAGATTTAGAAGCGTATTCATATACTTTCTTAGGTGGTAATTATAACGAGACAGAGTTTGTTATGCTTAGCTCAAATGATACTAGTTTATTTACAAGCTTCACTGGTATTAGTACACTATACACTGGATTACTCTCAGGATTTATACTACCTAATTCAGCATGGAATGTAATTACTAACGATGTAATGAATATTACATTCCCATATCTTTCAGGGTCAAATAGTAGATTTGATCTTATTATTAAAAACCCAGCAGGATTTACTACATCAGCTAATATCTCTGGATTCTACTTCATATCTAATTAAATATATACGATGGCTTCTAATTCTCCAAATCAAAATCAAGGTGACGGTAAAGCTTCTTCTTTCGGTAGAAACTTGGTTCAATACATTCAGAACAGGTTGCCATATGCTCAGACTGAAGATGATGCTCTTAACAGTAAGTATAAGTACTTTGCGAAAAATGGTACACAAAGAGCAGAGGCCTTAGTTAAGTCATCAGTTAGTTCTTCTAACCCATATAATAATATTCCAATAGGAGACTTTGGTAAAGATAGTTCCTTTGCTGATGTAATGTATGCTAATCTTGACGCTGATAAAGGTGGAAGATTAAGAGATTATCGTATAATGTCAGCGTATTCTGAAGTCGCTGATGCACTTGATGAGATTTGTGATGAATTTATTAATGTAGATGAAAATGGTAGGGTAGCTACTATTAACTATGAAAATATTGATCTAACCGTTGATGAGAAAAAGGATATCGATGAAGAGTTTTCTAAATTTATCGATTATTTCGAGCTTAAACATAAAGGTTGGCAATATTTTAGGCAGCTATTAGTTGAGGGTGAGGTGTTCTTTGAAATGATTCTACATGATGATTATGTTAAAGAGGGTGTTCTTGGTTTAATTAACATACCTGCTGAAATTGTTGAACCTGTTTATAATAATATTCAGAATATGCTAGTTAAGGGTTATATCTATAAGAAGCCAATCTTTAGCCCCACGCAGCCAGATAAAGTCGAGAAGACAGAAATGATTCCTATGGAGCAGAATCAATTGGTTTATGTTAATTCTGGAGTTTATAACGATACTAAGGACTATGTTATTCCTTTCCTTGAGAACGCTCGTCGACCATATCGTCAGCTTTCTCTTATTGAAGATGCTATTGTTATCTATCGGTTGGTAAGAGCTCCAGAACGTCTCGTATTTAACGTTGATGTTGGTAATATGGCTCCACCAAAAGCTGAAGCATATCTACGAAAGCTTATTCAGAACTATTGGGCTCGCAAGACATTTGACAACGACCAAACTAATGTAGTTAATAAGTTTAATCCACAATCAATGCTTGATGCCTTCTGGTTTGCTAAACGTCAAGGCTCTGAAGGTACTTCTGTTACTCAGCTTCCTGGAGGTGCTAATCTAGGTGAGTTGGCAGACTTAATGTACTTTATTAAGAAGCTATATAGAGCACTTAAAGTGCCAACTACTCGTATCGATCCAGAAGATCGTACTGTAGATCCTTCATCTATCTTACGTGAAGAGCTTAAGTTCGCAAAGTTTGTTATTCGGCAGCAACAGAAGTTTGCCGCGGCTATTAAGAAAGGATTTACTACTCACCTTAAACTTCGTGGGTTGTGGGAGGAGTATAACTTGGCAGAGACTAATTTAGATATTGTATTCAACGTACCATCTAATTACTTTGAAATGCGCCAAAGTCAGAAGCTTGAGCTTAAAGCTGCTAACTTTAATAATTTAGCATCTAACGAATTTATCTCTACTACTTACGCACAGAAGAAGTATCTTGGTTGGAAGGATCGTGATATTCTTGCTAACAGAGAGTTCCTCCGTAAGGATGCAGAGATGCAATGGGAATTAAGCCAAATTCAAGCTGGTGGTCCGCTTTGGAAAGAGCAAATGGCTGCTGCTGCTGGAGGAGTCGAAGGAGCGGTCGGTGGCGAAGGAGGAGGAGTTGCTGGTGATGGAGGTATTCCAGAGTTTGGTGGTGGTCCAGCTGCAGAAGCTGGCGACGCAACAGAAGCAGATGTTGATACAGATGTTGAGACAGATACCTCTGGAGCTGGAGCAGCTGATGATATCTAAACTCTATCGTGATGGATTAGAGCTGTAATATTGTGCTCTATAGTAAATTTTACCAGCGGTTGTGGCCGTTGCTGACACTTGCGCAACATTAGTTAAGCCTCTGAAAGTAAACTGCTCACCTGCTGAGAGTATAAACCCGTTCAAAGCATCTGAATAATCATTATCATAAACTGTAAGAGTATTAGTTGTCCTATTCCATAT